TGCTCTGGGGCAACTATTACGCACTGAAGTCAAGGGCCAATAATGGCAGGGTCGTCGAGTTGCAGCGCCTCCTGCCCGGCAATGTCCAAGTCAAGCAGTTGGATTCGCACGCGCTCGAATATACGGTCACCGATGGCAGCCGCAGCAATATCTATCCGCAGGGCCGCATCCACCATATTCGCGGCAACGCCTTCGATGGCATCATTGGCACCGCTCCGCCGATTGATTCGCCCGAGTCGATTGCTATGGAGATCGCCATCCAGCAGTTCGGCGCGAGCCTGTTCGCTTCTGGCGCTCTGCCGCATGTCGTAATCGAGCGCCCTGGGCACTTTCGCTCCGAGGAGGATCGGGCCAAGTTCTCGGAGTCATTCAAGAAGGGTTATTCGGGCAAGCGCGGCACGGTCGTCATCGAGGAAGGCTGGACGGTCAAAGCTCTGCAGATGAGCAACGAGGAGAGCCAATTCCTCGAGACTCGCAAACTTCAGCGGCAGGTCATTGCCGGCCTGTACGGTATCCCTCCGCATCGAGTCGGCGATCTCGAGCGCGCTACCTTCTCGAATATCGAGCACCAATCACTTGAGTTCGTCACTTATTGCCTCGATCCGCTGCTGGTCAAGATTGAGCAGGCAATCGTCCGCGATCTGATCCCGCGGGAGGATCATGGCACCCTGCAGGCCAGATTCAACGTCGACGCGCTGCTGCGCGGCGACTTCAAGAGCCGACAGGAAGGCTTGCGGATTCAGCGCGAAATGGGTGTAATCAATGCCGACGAATGGCGCAAGGTCGAGGATATGCCGCCCAGGGAGGACGGCGGCGGCGATGAATATATAGTCCCGATGAATATGGCCGCCCAGGGCGCCCAGCCAGGCGAGCCGGCAGCCGCGCCGGCCGAGGCAGCGCCGGAGCAAATCGGTGGCCCGCCGCAGAGCGTGGCGGCATAAGGAGGGAATCTGATGACCGCATTTTGTAAATTACCCGGAAAGCTCGAGATCAAGGATATGGATGCCGGAGCGCCGGGCGCCTTTACAGCCCTGGGCAGCACCTTCGGCAATGAAGACCAGGGCGGCGATGTGGTCGATGCCGGCGCCTTTAAGCGCTCCCTGGCGGCGAAAACCCCGAAAATGCTGTGGCAGCATGACACGGATAAGGTCATCGGCCTCTGGAAGGACGCGCGCGAAACCGAGGTCGGCCTCGAAATGCGCGGCGAATTGTTCCTGAGCCATGATGCCCACGGCAACCAGAATAACCAGACCGCCCACGAAGCCTATGAGGCGTTAAAGCATGGGGCGATCACCGATATGAGCATCGGCTATGTCCCGCTCGATTGGGACCGCAAGGATGGCGTGCGGCATCTCAAGGAGATTGACCTATGGGAGGTCAGCGTTGTAACGTTCGGGATGAATGAACTGGCTAAGATTACCGGCGTGAAGTCGCGCGTGATGCGTGGCGAGCGGGTAACCAAACGCGAGCTCGAGGAGTTCCTGTGGGATGCAGGATTATCCCGAGATCAGGCCAAAGGCTTAGTCGCCCGCGGCTACACCGGCCTCGCTCTGCGGGATGCAGAACTTGACCCTGACGGGGCCCTTCAGGCCCTCAAGCAATTACATGCGAGGATTCCGTAATGGATAAGGAATTAAACGAAGTTGTCGAGCAGATCGGCAAGGATTGGGACGAGTTCAAAAAGTCCAACGATGCCAGGCTCGATAAGATCGAAAAGGGCGCCGGCAGCGCTGAGCTCGAGGAAAAGGTCACCAAGATCGACGTCTCGATCCAGGCTCTAGTCGACGCCAAGGAGGTCGCCGAGAAGGCGGCCAAGCTCTTAGCCGAGCGGCTCGAGGAAGCCGAGGCCCGGTTCGAGCAAGGCGGCCCGCAGCAGGAAGGCAAGGAGAAAAAGCTCGCCGCTGACCACATGAACCTATTCCTGAAGGCGGTGCGTTCCGCCGATCAGGGCGGCGATGCGGCCCGCGAACTGCATACTTTCGTCAAGGCCAATTCGGTCGAGCTCAAGGCCCTCGATACTGGCGTCGGCGCGACCGGCGGTTTCGCAGTACCGGAGGAGATTGCGCGCGATATCTCCGATCAGGAGCGCTTGCTCTCGCCGGTGCGCGGCATGGTCAAGGTTCGGCCCATCGGCACCAGCGATTACAAGGAGCTCGTCAATATCCACGGCGAGACTTCCGGTTGGGCAGGCGAAGCCGGCACGCGGTCTGAGACCGCAACCCCGGCGCTGCGCCAAAGGGTGCCGACGATGGGCACGCTTTACGCCTATCCGAAGGCCACCGAGGAGAGCATGGACGATATGTTCTTCGACGTTCAAGCCTGGCTGACCGATGCGGTAGCGATTGAGTTCGCCTCTGCGGAGGGGATCGCAGTCATCAGCGGCAACGGCACCGATAAGCCGACCGGCCTGTTCAACGAGGCGCCGGTAGCGGAGGCCGACGATGCGTCGCCGGTTCGTGACGCCAACGCGCTCGAATTGATCTCGCTGGACTCGAGCTCGCCGCCTAGCGTCATCGACCCGGATCGGTTGATGGATATGGTCTACACCCTGCGCGGGCCCTACCGGGCGACGGCGCAATGGGCCATGAACTCGCTGACTCAGGGCGCGGTTCGCAAGCTCAAGCAGAACTCCGAATATATCTGGACGCCGGGTTTGACCCTGGGCCAGCAGCCAACGCTGCTCGGCTACGGGGTGTCGACCTGGGAGGATCTGGCCGATCTAGCGGCTGATTCGCTCTCGATATTGTTCGGTGCCTTCTCGCGCGGCTACCTGCTGGTAGATAGGGTCGGTCTGCGGCTGACGGTGGATGCGAATATCACCACGCCGGGGCAGGTCAAGTTCTACATGCGGCGCCGCGAGGGTGGGATCACTCTCGACAATAACGCGCTTAAAGTCGGCAAGTTCGATTCCGCGTAACTTCCAACCGCGTCTCCTTGGTTGGGTGTATCGGGATGGCTGGTGCTTGGTAGCGAAGCATTGGCCGTCCCGGTCATTTCCAAGGGTCCGATTCCGCGAGCCTGGGCCGGCGGCTGCGCTGTTTTCATCGGCGGCGGCCCCAGCCTGACCGACGATCAAGTCGAGGCCGCGGCCAAGTATCGAGCCCGCCGGGAGTGCTACATTTTCGGCGTCAACGACGCCTACCGAAAGACCGAGCTAGATGCCCTCTACGCTGCCGACCCGACCTGGTGGGATCACCATATCTGCCAGGTACGCCGCACCCAGACCTGCCCGCTCTATACCCAATCCGAGCCGGCGGCCTTAAAGCACGGCCTCTGGCATACGCCTGGCCCGAACAAGCACCCGCCGGGGCCTCCGGGGCTCTGCCACAACCCGAACTATATTCACTTCGGCCATTGCAGCGGCTATCAGGCCATGAACGTCGCCTTTCATCTGGGCGTGAGCCACATGATCCTGCTCGGCTACGATTACCACTCGGGCGGCGAGCACTGGTTCGGCAAGCATCCAGGCCGGCTTAATGTAAAAACCAATTACACCGCGTTCCTACCGGCAATGCCGGCGATGGCCGAGGATCTGGCTGCGGTAGGGGTGGAGGTCGTCAACTGTACGCCTGGCAGCGCCCTCGATTGTTTCCCGATCATGCAGATCGACACGGCCTTGAAACGCCTGTGGCGGCCCTGCTTTGCAAAACTGGAGGACTCCTGATGGCTATCGAAGCCGAGCGCGATATCGAAATCGCCAAATATGAGCAGTTGTATCGGGAGGTCGAGCGCTATCGGATGAGCGATACCCGGCGCAGCGAAGCCAGCATGGCGGTTTCCGGCTGGGCCGGCGGCTCGATCCTCGATATCTCCTGCGGGCGCGGTGAGATGCTCGAGTATTACAAGCGGAGTTTCTACCCGGTGCATGGCACCGAGACTATCGAGCAACTCTGCGACGGCGAGACCGTCAAGCAGGCCCTCGGCCATGCGCTGCCCTTCGTGGACGGTGAGTTCCATTATGCGACCTGCTGGGATGTCATCGAGCATCTGGTGCCAGGCGATGAATTGCTGATGTTCGACGAAATGGAGCGGGTAGCGTGCAAGGGGCTCGCCTTCAGCATCAACAATCTGCAGAACAATCCGCGGCTCTCGCTCGGCCACTCGCTGCATATCAATATCAAGGCTTACCCGGAGTGGGACCGGTTGGTGCGGGCGCGATTCCCGCAGGCCGTCGACATTACCTGGGCCAGCCGTTGCTCCTCGCCGATCTGGGTGGTGACCTTCTGAAAGTCAAGTACGCAATGTGGGTTTAATTCGTACATCGGACCCCTATTTAATAGCACAACGGAATCAGTAACTTATGTTTGCCGCCCTCCATGTCGAGCGGAATAAGCCGCACCAGGATCGAGCTATGCGCGCCCTGGCTGCCGGCTTGCGGACTGAGGGCCTGGCAGTTGAGGTTTGCGGGGCCACAGAGCGTATTCCGGGCGCCGATTTCGAGGTTATCTGGGGTTCCCGGCATCTGGCCGCCTTCCCTGGCCGCCGGATTTTGATCCTGGGCGGCGCTTATACGACCGGCACCAGCGGTGATTATCAGCGAGATCGGCTGGTGTACTGCTCGGCCGGATGGGATAAGCCCGACGGAGAGGCTCTAAGCGCTCCGCCGCGGCCGGCTGACCGATGGCATCGCCTCGGCCTCGATCTGCTGCCCTGGGCCGAGCGGGACGGATATGCGTTGATCCTGGGCCAATGCGCAGGAGATCTCGCGGTGCCAGGCGATTACGCGAAGGTGCTGGCCGGCATGAAGCAGGCAGCCGCCGAGCATTACGGCCCGGTGCGAGTTCGCAAACATCCGCTCATCAATGGAGGGCAGCGCCCGCTCGCCGAGGATCTGGCCGGCGCCCGGCTGGCGATTACCTGGACCTCAACCAGTGCGGTCGAGGCGGTGTTGGCCGGCGTTCCAACCATCACATTCAGTCCGCAGGCGATTGCCTGGCCGGTAACCAGCCATGCGCTCGGCGACCCGCCGTATCTCGGCGACCGCGGCCTCTGGTGTTATGATCTGGCTTATCGGCAATGGACCTTGGCGGAACTAACCAGCGGCGAAGCATGGGAGCACTTGAGCTATGGGATTGCAGATAGCAACGGCGCCTGAGAAGGAACCCCTTACGCTCACCAAAATAAAGGAGCATCTGCGGGTCGAAGCCGATCAGCAGGAGGACGATGCCCTGCTCGGCGATCTGATCCGCTCGGGGCGGGAGTGGTGCGAGGATTACACGCATCGCAAACTAATCAACCAAGCCTGGGACTATACCCTCGATTGTTTCCCGATCTGGGCGCTCGAACTGCCTTTCGGCAAGTGCCAGAGCGTTGACTCCATTACTTATTTCGACAGCGCCGGGGCCTCTCAATCCCTGGCCGGCCCGACCAGCAGCCCGGTAGGCACCGGCTGGCAGGAGGACCTGAGCAGCGATAACGGCGGGATTATTGAGCCTGCCATCGGCGGCTCCTGGCCCGATATTCAGAGCCAGCGCCGCGGGGCCGTTACCATCCGATTCACCGCCGGCTTCGGCGCTGAGCTCGATAAGATGCCCGAGCCGCTTATCAACGCCATCCTGTACCGGGTCGCCGATCTCTACGATGTGCGCGGCACCCTGGATATGCCGCAGCCTGCCTTTGCCGGCAAACTACCGAATATCGCCGAGACTCTGGCTGGCCCGTACATTCTGAGGCGCTTTACCTGATGCCAGCCGGCGCCATGAAAAAGCGGCTAAAGCTCGACCAGTTTAGCGAGGACCCAGGGGCATACGGGGATGCCTTTGCCGGCACTTACGCGACGCTCGCCACCGTCTGGGGCAGCGTTCAACCTTTGCGCGGCCGAGAATTGGCGCAGTTTCAGCAGGTACACGCGGACGTCAGCCACCGCATCCGCATCCGCTACAGCAACACCGTATCTGTCCTGACGCCGAAAGACCGCGTCGTTCTCGGCTCGCGCAACTTCGATATTCAGAGCGTCATCAATATCCGCGAGCGCAACTGGGAGCTCGAGCTCATCTGCAAGGAAAACATCGGGGCATGAGAATTACCCGAATCAAGGTCGAGGGCCTGCGCCATGTAACGGATGTCCTGATAAATAAGATCCCCGCCAAGGCCCGCGGCAATGTGGTGTCCGGGGCGCTGCGGCGCGCCTTCAAGCCGATGGTGCTCGACGCCAAGGTCGGGGCCGCCCAATCAAAGCACAAGAGTTCCGGGGCGCTCGCGCAGTCGATCCGTATATGGCGGGTCAGCCGGCGCCGGCGGGGCAACCCAAAAAAGACTTTTATGCGCATGGAGATCGGACCGAAGCGCTCCGACAAGCGCGCCCTCGGCCGGTATTATTCGTTCTATGGCGTCAAGGAGGTCACCGCCTCGCGGCTGGTCAACGGCATCCGGCATGGGCATCTGATCGAATACGGGGCGCCGGGGCGGAATGTAAAAAAGCGGCCGTTCCTGCGCCCGGCGTTTGCCAGGCATGGCCGCGGCAGCATCGAGCGGTTCCGTAAGGAGCTCAAAGTGGCGATTGAGCGGGAGGCCCGCCGGCTGGGGCGCAAGCAGGTCGTCGCCGGCAGCAGCGAGGGCACCATCACGATCCGGCCTATCAATACCCGGCCGTTCCGGGGCTAAGCGCATGGCAGACCTCGAAACCGGCCTGGTGGCCTTCCTGAAAGCCGACGGCGCCGTTGCGGCGCTGGTAGGCACCCGCATCTATCGGGAGCTCTTACCGCAGGAGGTAGCCTTCCCGGCCATCTCCTACGGGCGCGTCTCGACCGAGCGCAGGCAGCAATTGGCCGGCCCGGAGAGTTTCACCAACGTAACAATTCAGATTGATTGCCACGCCAACTCAAGCGCTAGCGTCATTGCCCTGGCCGATGCGGTCATCGCGCGGCTCGATGGGGTGACAGGCGCCATGGGCGGCGCTACTATTCAGCACGGATACTATGAACAACGCTCGGACCTGTCGGATGCCGACGGCGACCTAGTTAGAAGACGAATAACGCTCGATTTCGTATTTATCCTTCACGAATAGAGGCAAGACAAAATGACAAGTGCAGTAGCAGGACTCGGCACCACCTTCCAGGAGGGCGACGGCGCTTCGCCGGAAGTATTCGCCACCATTGCCGAGATAACCAGCATCGGCGGGCCTGAGCTCTCGACCGAGGAGATTGACGTAACCAACCTCGACAGTTCGGGCGGCTTCAAGGAGACCATCGCCGGGGCGAAAGACCCTGGCAGCGTTTCCCTCGAAATGAACTGGATCAAGGGCACCCAGCAGATAAGCGTCCGCGACAAGCTCGCTACGGGCGCAGCCGGCGTGTACAAAATTACCTGGTCCGATTCGCCCAACACCGTTGCCGAATTTACGGCGATTGTCACCGCCTTTTCGATGAATACTGAGCCGAGCGCAGCCTTAACGGCCAGCATAACGCTCAAGATTTCAGGTCAGGTGACCTGGACGTAAATCGAAGGAGATGACAAGTGGGTGGGAAGCAAGCACCGGCGGCGGTAGCCGCAGCGGATGCCGTAACGGATGCGGACCAACTGGTAGCGCTGGGCCGGATCAAGGTCGAGCCGCGGTATATTCCTGAACTCGAGGCGACAATCTATATCCGGCAGATGCCCGGCGCGTCGTTTTGGCGGTTCGCCAAGCAAGGCAAGGTAGACGGCGTGGAGGCAGAATACTCGACGCTGCAAACTTGCACCGGGATCGCCCTATCGCTCTGCGATCAGGCCGGAAAAATGGTCTTTGATGACGCAGACAAGGGCGCCCTGCTGCTACAGGACAACTGGAAGTTCAAGCAGATCACGGCCGTCTTTGCTGTCATTGCCGATTTTAATGGATTGTCCGAGCGCAAGGTCGAGGAGACAGCGGGAAACTGACCCGCCGGCCCTGGCAGATGTTTCTGCATCGGCTAGCGCTGGCGCTCGGGAAGACCGTAAGTGAGCTCAGCCGGGAATGTACGGCACCCGAGTTGGCGGAATGGGCCGCTTACTTCGAGGTCGCGCCGCCTGAGTTCGGGGATGACCAGCGCACGGCGATGATCTGCTCGACTATGGCGAGGCTCAAAGGCCAGCGGATTAAGGCCAAGGATTTCATGCCGCGCCGGCGACAGATCCGCCACAGGCAGACGCGGGCCGAGCAAATCGCAATGTTTAAAGCGGTGACCTGATATGCCCACAGCCGGCACAGTCGTAATTCGGATCGACGCGGACTCCGCCAAGCTCATCCGCGAGTTCAACAAGGCGCAACTTAAAGCCAAAAAGTTCCAGCGCAGCACCACCAATTCCCTTAAAAAGCTCAGCCGCTCGTTCTCCGCCTTCGGGGTCGCGGCGGCCGGCGCTATTGCGGTCCTGGCAACCAAGCAATTCATCGAGGCCGGGGTCGCAATGCAGGGCCTCGAGCGAGCCTTCAAGTTCGCCACCGGCTCGGTTGAGGCTGGGAAAAGAGAGTTCGAGTTTATCCGGGCGGAATCGGAGCGCCTCGGCTTGCAACTCGACGATACCGCCCTCGCCTACGCCAAGCTCTCGGCGGCCTCGAAGGGCACCAGCCTGGAGGGCGCTGAGACCCGCGAGATTTTCCTCTCGATAGCAGAAGCCTCGAGGGTGCTGAACCTCTCGGCTGAGCAGACCAAGGGCGCCCTAACCGCAGTCGAGCAGATCATATCGAAAGGCAAGGTCTCCGCCGAGGAACTGCGTGGGCAGTTGGGCGAGCGACTACCGGGCGCCTTCCAGATCGCAGCCAGGGCCATCGGCGTGACCGTCTCCGAACTGGACAAGATGCTGTCCACCGGCCGCCTGCTCTCGGAGGATTTCCTGCCGCTGTTCGCCACCGAGTTGCGCAAGACCTTCTCGGAGGATGTGGCATCGGCAAGCGAGGATGCGCAGAGCCAATTCAACCGGCTCGCAACCGCGATATTCGAGTTCAAGGCCGCTATCGCCGATTCCGGCCTGCTTGACTTTATGGCAGAGGTGGCGATTCAGGCGACCAATATAGCGACGGCCGTGACCGTCTGGCTCAAGATAGGCGGCAATGTCGGCGATCTCACCGAGCAGATCGAAGCCCAGGAGGCGGAACTGGTCCGATTGACGGCTGAGTTCCAGAAGTTCGCGGCCATTGATCCCGGCATCACTGACTTCCTCGGCCTGCGCGATATCGGCAAGGAGATGGACTTCCTGCTCGCCGAGATCAACACGGTGCAGGCTGCCCTTCGAGCGCTGCGGGAGGAAGCCGCGCCGCCGCCGCTGCCGCCGCCGGTACCTGAGCCACCGCCGCCGCCCGACCTGTCAGAGCAGCAGAAGGCGCAGACGCAACTCGCACTCCAGCAGGCGCAGGAGGAGGTCGATGCCAAGCTCAGACTCGACGCAAGCCTCAAGGCCGCCCTGTTAGCCAACGAGGCAGAGCAGAATATAATCCTCACGCAGATGGCCGCCGACCTTGCCGCCGCCCAGGTAGCAGCAGAGGCCGAGGCCGATGCCGCCGCTCGAGCAGCCCTCGGATTGCCGCCCAAGGCAGCCGATCCGACCAAGGCGGC